GATTGTACGTGCAATGTTAAGAGCATTGGCAGCTTCTATAGGAATTTCATATAGCACTCTTTCAAGAGATAGCAGTCAATCTAATTACAGTTCAAGTCGTCTTGATTTATTACAAGATCAAGAATCATTTAAGGCGCTTCAATACCAATTAAAAGAAGTTCTCCTAGATAGAATCTTTCAAGAGTGGCTAGAAATTGCGGTGCTTTCAGGTGCTTTAAATTTACCTAATTATCAAATTGAACCCCAACGCTATCAAATGGTTAGGTGGATGTTTAAAGGTCACATGTGGATTGATCCGCAAAAAGAAACGATGAGCAACAAAATTGCAGTAGAAAGCGGATTTAAATTACAAAGTCAGGTTTTAAGTGAGCAAGGTATGGATTTGGAAGAATTTCTAACTGCTAGGAAAAATGAGATTGATATGGCTGAACAATTAGGTCTTTCTTTTACAACTGAGCTTAATACGCCTACGCAGGCTAAAGTAGATGAAACATCTAGTAACACTAATGAAGAAAATGGAACGTGACCTAGAACAGAACTTAGTTCAACGTGATTTTAAATTAGAAGTTAGGGAGGTAGAGAAAGAAGACCGAACTCTTGAATTTCCTTTCTCAAGTGAGCAAGCAGTTGCTAGGTATTTTGGGAATGAGGTCTTAGAACATCGAGAAAAAAGCGCAGACTTAACTCGCCTTAATGACGGTGCGCCTGTCCTTTGGAACCATGACCCTAGCGCTGGCGTAATTGGAGTTGTGGAAAGGGCTTGGATAGATGAAAAGAAAAAGCGAGGTTATGCACAAGTTCGTTTTAGCGAAGAAGAATTTGCATCATCTATATATAGAGACATTAAAAACGGAATTATTAGGAATATTAGTTTTGGCTATGTAATTAAGGAAATGGAACAGCGTGGCGACGATCAAGTAGCGACCAGTTGGGAAGCTTATGAAGTTTCAGTCGTTGCAATTCCGGCTGATAATAGTATTGGTATTAATAGAGCTGCTGCTACTACGCAGGAATCGGATAATATACTATCAGAGCGTATTAAAAACGACTCAGCTTCTTCTGAAGCACCGTCCAATTCTACCCCTGTTCAAATGACCACAACTCCGAAAGAAAACTTGGAGGTGCGTTCAGAGGCAATTGACACCCAAAAGGTGATCAAAGCCGAGCGTTCCAGAATCCAAGAGATTCAAACAGTTGCCGCTAAGTACAACCTTAGCGAACTAGGCAATCAATATATTAAAGATGAGCGTAGTGTTGATGAATTTAACGCTGCTGTTTTGCGTGAGTGGAAGCCTGAAGCAATTCAACAAAAAGTTGATGATGCTGACATTGGTTTAACTGAAACTCAGACACGCAGCTTCTCAGTTCTTAGAGCAATTGATTACTTAGCTAATCCTGGTAGCGCTGCAAAGCGTGAAGCCGCTGCTTTTGAAATAGAAGCTTCTGAGGCAGCCGCCGCAAAACTAGGCAGAGCATCAAGAGGCATCACACTCCCTAATGAAGTTTTCAAAAGGGACATGCAAACCACACCCGATACAGCGGGCGGTAATTTAGTTGCTACTGAGCTTTCAGGTGATTTTATAAGTCTCTTAACTAATGCTTCTGTTTTAGCTCAAACAGGTTCAACAATCCTTACAGGATTACAAGGCAACATCTCAATCCCTAGGGCTGGAAGTCAGCAAACTAGCTATTGGGTCGGAGAAGGTTCAAACGTAACTGAATCCGATATGACAATTGAGCAGGTCAATATGACCCCTCGCACAATTGGCGCAATGACCGATATCTCTAGGAAGCTTTTAATTCAATCTTCTCTAGATGTTGAGACACTAGTTAGAAGTTCTCTTGCTTCTTCTGTTGCTCTTGAAATTGATCGCGCTGCTCTTTACGGGTTAGGTTCAAGCTCCGAGCCATTGGGCCTTCATAATGTGACAGGCATCGCGACAGAAAACGTTGGTAACAACGATCCTAGTTTTGCCGATGTAGTCAACATGGAATCTGATATTTCTGTTGCTAACGCTTTGACTGGTTCTCTTGCTTATGTAACTAGAGCCAACATTGCAGGAGCAATGAAAGTTAAGGCTAAAGATTCTGGTTCAGGTCTATTTGTTAATGACAATGGAACCGTTAATGGTTATCCATGTTATGTCTCAAATCAAGTAGAAGCTGGCGACATTTGGTTTGGTAACTGGTCAGAATTGATCCTTGGTTACTGGTCTGGTTTAGATCTTCAAGTAGATCCTTACACAGGCGGTGCATCTGGAAATGTTCGCGTTCGCGTTCTTCAAGATGTTGACGTTGCTGTTAAGCATCCTGCAAGTTTCTGTCTTGGTGCATAAGCATGAAGATTGAAGCCTTAAGTTCTTTTGGATTAAGAGGCGAAGTTGTTCAGATTGGGGAGGTAATTGAAGCCTCCCCTGCTGAAACAAGACAGCTACTTAACTCAGGTCAGGCAAAAGAGGCCGTGGTCTGTGAGGTTCAAAAAGAGCCAAAGCCAAAAGCAAAAAAAACCCCTAAAGCTAAACCCACTATTACCGAAGAGGTAACTGACTGATGACTATTCAAAACTTAGGTTCTAAAGGAACCGCCGTTGACATCCTTGCAAACGATGTACTTGCAAGCTCTGCGAATGGAAGCGGAGTTGACTTACAGGGTTACGAGGGAAGCGCTGCTTTCGTTTTTTCAGCGGAAGCTGGTGGAAGTGGTATTACTTATGCACTTCATCTTGAAGAAAGTGCTGACAACTCAACCTTCACAGACATTACAAACGGCTCGTTCACCACGACTTCAGCCAATACCGCTGCTTTCGAGCAAATCGCTTTAAACGTTTCTGACCTTAAGCGCTATGTCCGTGCGGTTTCTGTAGTGGCTGGCGGAACTGGAGCTGGGGCAGTTAATGTCACTGCTTACGCTTCTAAGAAGTACACAACTTAATAGTTAGATGTCATTTGCTGATGACATAACAAGCATGTTGGATGGCCCCTTTGGTGTTTCTTGCACTGCGGGGGCTACAACTGCAAATGGGATTTTAGACGAACCGACTTCGGTCGTTGCAGGGGATCAGGTCTTATATGTAGACCGAGTTTTGCATTGTAAATTTGCCGACTTCGGAAGCCTCGGCGCTGGCGATAGTATCAGCGTTAATTCTGTGAACTATAAAGTTAGAACAAACGAAAAAGATTTAGACGGCCTTACTTGTCAAATCTCATTGGAGAAAGTTTAAATGGCCTCAAAAAGAGAAGACATACTTGACGCAATTAAAACGGCTTTAACGGGAACTGTTGGAGTATCTACGAGAATCTATAGAAGCAGAACAATACCTCTTGCTCAACGTTCACAACTCCCAGCGTTAATTATTGAATGGAGCAATGACGCAGCGGAGCAAAACACTTCTCTTCCTACTCTTGATTGGTCTTTATCTGTAACGGTTACTGTTCTTAGTTCTGGTGACGTTCCTGATTCTCAGGCCGACGACACAATTGTTTCAGTCCATGCAAAGATGACCGCAGATTTAACGCTAGGAGGTGAGGCAATAGATGTTCAACCAACAACCGTTACTTTTGAAGCAATAGATGGTGATAGTCCTATTGGTGTTACCTCAATGGGATACTTAGTACGTTATAGAACTGAGGTTGATGATATAACTCAATAATTTATTTGCTATGACTCAATAGCGGCTAAATAACAATTAAGGTTTATGATGTAAGCATATTGTTGATCTTGTAGTACTGTGCCAAAGCTAACTAGGAAAAGAACGCTGTTGTGCAAAACAGAAAGCAGCTATGGCGTGGACCCCACCCCTACGGCTGGTAGCAATGGAATCTTAGTCAGAGAGTTAAACATTGAGCCTGTTCAGTCTGATGAAGTTAGCAGAGATTTGGTAAGAAATTATCTCGGAAATTACGAGACCCTTTTAGCTAACACAAGAGTCAACGTGACGGCGGATGTGGAAATGGTTGGCTCAGGTAGCGCTGGTACTGAACCAGCTTATAACCCACTCTTGAAGGCTTGCGGTTTAGCAGTTACCACGGTTAGCTCAACAAGTAATACTTATGCCCCTGTTAGTACTTCTTTTGGTAGTTGTACTATTTTTTGCAACATCGACGGTGTAAGGCATAAGGTCACAGGTTGCAGAGGTACATTTTCTATTAATTGTGAACTAAATGAAATACCTGTTATAAGTTTTTCCATGACTGGGATTTATAACGCTCCAACAGACCAGGCAGTCCCAGCCCCGACGTTTAACGCTACTAAACCCTTGCTGTTTAAGAGTGGAAACACTTCTGCTTTTTCTCTCTTTGGTTATGGTGGCGCTCTTCAGTCATGGTCTTTTGATATGAGCAATGAGGTCATTTATCGAGAAACGATTGGTGGAACAAAAGAGGTGATGATTACTGATAGAAAACCTTCAGGAAGCGCAAGCGTGGAAGCGGTTGCCTTGTCAGCTCATAACTTCTTTACAGATGCAACAGGAAGCTCAACGGGGACGAATACTTTTCTTCACGGCACAACCGCTGGCAACAAGGTAACGATTAGTTGTCCACAAACTGACTTAGGTGCTCCAACTTATGAAGACTCTGACGGTGTACAAATGTTGAACCTCCCATTTGTGGCAACACCTACAACGGCAGGAAACAATGAGCTAAGTATTGCTTATACATAGCCCTGGGCTAGTATTACGTAAGCATATTAAATTTAATGGGTTTTGTTTTAGATCAATCGGGTACTTATAAATGGCCTGTAACTGTAGAAATTCCTGTTGATGGTGGCAAGCATGAGCAGCATAACTTCAAGGGTGAATTTAAAAGAACAACTCAATCACGTATAAAAGAAATATTGGATCTAGTTGGGAAGGGTGAGTTGGAGGACATTGACGTTGTTCAAGAAGTATTAGTTGGTTGGGAAGGAATAGAAGATGATCAAGGCAATGAAGTTACATTTTCAAAAGTAAAATTAAAGCAGTTATTAGATGTGCCAATGGTTGCAAGTGCTATAGGAAAAGCTTTCCTTGATTCAATAGCTGGAGCAAAAAGAAAAAACTAATAGACGCCGCTGAATACTATTGCAAAGGTGGCGTAATTGATGAAACGCAGAAAGACGCGGAAGTATTAGGGATTGTTTTGCCTGAACAAGAACCTGAAAAGGATTTTGAAGTTTGGCCTGAAAACTGGGATGCAATTGATTTATTTTTTAAATGTCAAACTCAATGGAATACGTCCGTAGGAGGTGTAACTGGTTTAAATTATGCAAGCGTATTGGCTATTATAGATATGTATAAATATACTGATCCTGTTTCTGTGTTTGAAGATCTCCAGGTATTAGAAATAACGGTAATGGGTCTTTTAAATAAGGAGTCGAAATAATGGCTACTAAATTCAATATGTTGATATCTGCGAAAACGCAGGGCGCTAACGATATTAAAAAACTTGGTAACTCTATGCAGGGAGTGCAAGGGAAAGTAAAAAATTTAAAAATGTCTGTTGGCAATTTAAGCCAAGCTTTCAAAGTTTTAGCGGGTGTAATTGCTGCGGGTGCTTTTACTAGGTTTATAAAGTCTTCTATTGATACAGCAGATTCTTTTGACAAGTTAAGTAGACGGACAGGCGTGGCGGCTAATACCTTAATGGCTTATGTAGACGCTGGACGTTTAGCAGATGTGAGCCAAGAGCAAATAGGCAAAGGTTTATTAATGTTGTCTCGCACAATGAACGAGGCAAGCCAAGGCGTTGCAACTTATAAGGACGCCTATGATGAATTAGGAATAACAGTCACGAAGTCGGACGGTTCCCTTAAGCAATCTGATACCGTTCTTAGTGAAATTGCAGAGAAATTTAAAACAATGCCTGACGGCCCTAAAAAGGCTGCTTTGGCAATGGATCTTTTTGGTAAGTCAGGAGCGCAATTAATAACTCTTTTAAATGGTGGCACAGAAGCTTTAACGCAGTTCAATTATGAAACTTCTGAAAATTTCGCGGCTAATGCTGCTTATTTTAATGACCAGATTGCAATTCTTGCTAATAACTTTGGAGGATTTAGGAGACAACTAACAGATGCTTTGCTTCCTGCCTTGAATGCAATTTTAGAAGCATTTAGCGAAGTATTAGGAAGTGACCAAGATTTCAAAGGCTTTTTTAAATTTATGGAGGTAGGTATTAAAGGCATTGCGTCTGTTGTGTTGGCAACTGTTCAATCTTTCAGGTTTTTTGGTCGTGTTATTCAAGATCTGGTAAAAATAGCTGGGCATGTAGGGCGTGGACAATTTGGAAAAGCTGGCGAAGTTATGACAACGGGGTTGGCTGATACTCGCGAGCAATTTAGAAAAGATATGGAAGCACAGATGAAGGTTTGGTTTGGTGCTTCTTCTGCTCCTAGTAGTTATATTTCCCAGCCTTTAAAACAAATAGATATACCAGATTTTCAAGAGGGTGTTACTAGGCCAATTAAAGAGGCAAGGGCTGAACTTGAAAAAACCGCTATTACTGTTGAAAAGGTTGAGAGTGGTTTAAATGATGCTTTCGGCGAGAGTTCAAAAATTACTGTTGAACAATTTGGCTATTCCATACAAGGTGTAAAAGCATCTATGCAGGATGTGGTGGTAAACGGTTTGAAATCAATGGAGGACGCTTTAGTTGATTTTGTTACGACAGGAGAATTTAATTTCCGTAATTTTGCAAATAGCATTATTAGAGAGATGGCAAGAATTGCAATACAGCAAGCAATAATGAAATCAATAGGAGGATTCTTTGGAGGATTATTTGGCTTTGAAAAAGGTGGAGCTTTTGCTCAAAATGGGATTCAAAAGTTTGCGCGTGGCGGCGTAATTAAGCAGCCCACAATGTTTAGATATGGTGGCTCTAATTTAGGCATCGCTGGAGAAGCAGGGCCAGAAGCTATTATGCCTTTAAAGCGTGGTAGAGGTGGGCGGTTAGGAGTAGAAGCACAAGGCGGAGGAAATACAAATATCTCAATCTCTGTTGATGCGTCAGGTTCGAGCGTAGAGGGGCAAGGTGAACAAGCAAGGCAATTAGGTCAAGCTATTTCTCTTGCAGTTCAATCCGAACTTGTTAAACAAAAACAGCCTGGAGGTCTTTTAAATTAAATGGCAACTTTTCCTTCAATTGAAGCCTCATATGGTATTCAAAAATCATCTAAGCCTGATGTCAGAACTGTTCAGTTTGGTGACGGCTATGTTCAACGCTTGAGATATTCGTATCTCAATAATCCAAAGGTATGGAGTGTAACTTTTAATAATATTACTGAGACAGATTCAGACACAATAGAAACTTTCTTGGATGCTAGGGCATCTGATGCAGCCTCTTTTGATTGGACTCCTCCAGGTGAAGGTTCAGCCTTAAAGTTTTTCTGTTACGAATGGAATAAAACAATTAGTCCT